TTATATAGAGTTGATGAAGTCTACAGCATAACTCATGTCCCGCTTAGTGTACTCCATGTATTCTCTGACAGCTTGGTCTGTATATCCTTTGTTTTTAAGAATCTTCCATTTGCGTAAATGTTGTTTGAAGTCATTGCTGTTTTCATCCACTGTCGGCACCTCTTTTGCAGGAGCCTCGTTATATGGCTTATTGGGTTCTTTTTTCAGTTCTGCTACAATATTTTCATCCTTGGCAACATGGGGCTTATCGTTATCCTTTGAGTTACTTTGCTCCTTTATTGCAGAAGAAAGTTTATCAATGCTTGAAGACAATTCACGACTCCTTTCAGTATATAAGTTTTTCAGTTGCTTTACATCAGCTGCAAGCTGGAGGAACTTCACAATCAAAACAATAAGAATAACCAACTGGATGATTCCAGCCAATAGATATACAAGACCTATAATTCCAAGTGCTTCCATAATTAGCTTTTATTTTGTTTTTATATTGATTCACATATAAGTGAATGTATTTTTTCGTATGAATCAAATTTTTCAGTATCAAGCTTTATGCCTAATTTCTCTACTCTTTTTATATAGTATTTTACAACTTTCTTGTATTCGGATTTATAATATTCATTCCTTTCTTTATAATCTAAGTTGTCTTTGTCCCCGAACTCGGATATTGTTTTATTGAATAATTCAATTATACTTTTATGAAATGACTCTTTATAAAGATTGAAAGACTGCTGTTTGTCGCCGTCTAAAGCAAATAATTGAGCTTTTAGTAATATGGCATCATCGTTTAGATTTTCTTCTAATTTGCCCTTAATTTTGCTAACGTTATTGGTCATCCCCCAAATCTTAAAGAAAAGAATGATTTGTAGTATTCCGAATACAATCATTACTACACCTGTAAATGTAATTATGTCTTCCATGATTTATTGATTTTTTGTTTGTTAGTCGCTTATTCTTAGTATATTAATCGGATTGTTCTTACAAATTCTCAATATCTTCCTGCTTCTCTATCTTGTCAATAGCTTCAGGAAATTCAATACCATATTTTATATACTTTTTCTTATATTCTTTTTTTAGAGATGAGATTTGCTCTTCAAGAGCTTTCTTTTTACAACCATCAGGATCTGGAATAGAATCGTTATAATACTTCTTGATTCTATAAAACATGTCATTAAATAATAATTCTGCAATTCTATTTTTATCTCCTTTAAGGATTGCTTTTCTTAGCGTCCACTGGTCTGTCCCTCCTATAAATTCACTCCTCAAATCTCTAATATCATTGGTCATACCCCAAATCTTACAAAAGAGAATTATTTGCAATATTCCGAATATTATTGAAATGACTGCTATCAATATCAGTAAGTCTTCCATGTTATTTATTCATTAGTACATTAATTAATCGTTCTTTTTCTTCGAGAAGCTTATCCTTGCCTTCGATAACAGCTTTCAAATGCTTTATTTCTATCATAGCATCTTCAAGTTTATCTTGGCATTCATTAGTTGATATATTACCGTTATTATCTCTACCAACTAAAATATTCTTTGTACCATTTTGCATTACACTAGGTGTTATATCTTCGAAGAATGATGCAGGTGATAAATTTAAAACAGATGAAATGTGTATAAGTAGTTCTGTATCAATATTTTCTTTTTCAAATATTGAATAAGTATAAGGTCTGCTTTTGTTTATCAACTTTGCAAAGTCTGTTACACTTATATTTCTTTTAGCGACTTCTTCTTTGATTTTGTTACCTATATGCATACGAATATTATTAAATTATCTTAATAGATTACACATTTTGTCTTGCTTTTAATTACAGTGTAATGTTTTTAATTACATTTGCACTATAAAGTTAACGCAAAACATTGATAACGCCAAAATAAAAGGGCAACAAAGTTAACAAAATAGATTATTTACTCTAAAAAAGACAAGATATGAAGAATCTAAATGAAGTAATGCGCATCCTAGGCGGAAGTAAACGTTTCGATTTCGAATACAATGAGAACGGATATTCCTGTATTCTAGTAGTTTCAAGTTACCACTCCGGTGAAGAAGTAAGACTCGATCTTTCTAAACTTGATGACGAAATGCTTGAAGCCTTGCAAGTAGAAGATAAAGATAATAAAGAAATGGAGGATTAAGTCATGAAAGTGAGAATCAAGAATGTAATCGGTTCAACTGGTAACGAATGGCTTCTATGGGAGCTAAAAAAGGAAGCAGGAGTAAAAGAAGGAGATATAGTTGAGGGTAAATTCAATCCTAAAAATAAGGCAGTAGACTTTACTAGAGGTACAACAGAATGTGTCGCTTGGCTCGGAGAAACTTGCGAAGAAGTTAAAGACTAAAATAATAAAGCATGCAGGTTTAGTTTTCGATGCAAACCCTTTGAGAATGCGCCTTCCGGTAATGGAGAATCTGAAAGAGGTTACGAGATAGAATGAATCTTTAATCATCTGCGCAACAGCGATACGTTGTCCTTGGCAGGCTTGGTCGCTTTCCAGGGAACTAATTACTATAATATAATAATGTATATGGAAAATCAATTAGAAACTATCAAAGCTAATCTGCCTTACGGATACGAAAAGCAGATTGCGAAGGAAGTAGGATGCTCACAGGGTACAGTGCACAATATCCTCAACAACAAACCTGCTTCCGCTCGTTCAACCTACAAAGCTAAAGTATTGAATGTCGCTGTAAGAATGGCTAATGAAGCTTTGGAAGTCACCAAAGGAATCTCCAGAGCGGCAGCCGAACTAGAGACTTTGCATCATGGAACTGCAAGCTGATTCTGCTCTAACCAAGCGGGAAAATCAAATAGCGGGACTGGCTGCTTGTGGCTTGGCAAAGAAGGAGATTGCAGACAGATTAGGTACTGCCTACGGAACGGTAAATGTCCTGTTAGATAAGGCCTACAAAAAGACGGGGACCAGCAAATTAAACGAACTTGGTGCTTGGTGGATAAATAGAGTTTTTGCTCTAAATATAGACTTCAAGCAATTACAGAAATCATTAATCGCTCTTTCATTTCTTGGAATTATTGCCTTTCAAATTGCATTTGACTGCAACAACGACCTTAACCGGAGTCGGCGGGCAAGAATACGAAGAAATAGGATTGAAGAAGTATATGAACTCTAATCAATATTAATCAGGCAGCATAGCATAGAGATGCAGATGTGTTTCAGTAATTAAAAGCTCAACACCATTCAAAAGTAAAACAAAGAAACAGCCTAATTAGAGATTATGGAAAATTGCTTCGAAATGATGGTCGCACGATGTATTAAGATCGGAACTGTTCAAACGTTGACGATGTTAGGGCTACTTCCCGAAGTAGTAACTATATCACAAGCGGAAGATATATACGGAAAACGCCTGATTACAGAATGGCGCGAAAAAGCCTGGATTAAGTTTTATCCGGCAAATAATAAGGAAAGAGGAAAATATTATGTGAAGCGGTCAGAACTGGAAACAGCTAGCGCAATGATGGATTTGCATAATAAAGTTCCGGACAATATCATCAAACAATTAATGCAGACAGCTGTATGACACAAGTTAAACAAGGATCTTCCTTATTAAAGGAATTACAGGATAAGATAGGAAAGCAGTTGGATGAAAGAGAAAGCGCTATTAAAAATTACAGTCCTTCTCCCATCAAATGTAGTTCATCAAAAACAGATATCAGAAAAGAACCTACGGCTGAAGATATACTCCTAATGGAAGAGTATAGGCGTGGAGTATATCAAGGAGATTAAATCATTAATAATTAAATAATTATGAGTAATAGTATTCAAATCAAAGTGGAGGAGCTTAACGCACTTCCAGCAACGAAAATTGTCGAAAATGAGAAAGTTGAACAGAAGTTTGTCGGCATGTATAACGCTATTTGGGGCACAGAAATGGGTGAACAGATTTATAACCGCGAGAAGTTTCATTTCAATAAATTATTGACTGAAACGCCAGCTTTACAGGAATGTACAAAACTGTCCCTCTTTGGTTGTTTTCTTGATATGGCGGTGAATGGTCTTTCACTTGACCAATCAGGCAGGCCACAGTGTTATTTAATTCCCCGTAACGTTAAGGTAAAGACTCCTAGCGGTGATATGTGGGAAAAGCGAGCAGGACTTACTGTTTCTGCCTACGGTGAAGTATATATGCGACAACGCGCCGGACAGGTCCGCTATGTAGATAATCCTGTAGTAGTATTTGAAGGTGACAAATTCCGCCCTATTATCGGAGTAAATGGTGCTAAATCTATAGAGTACGAAGGAGCTTTCCCGAGAAAATCAGATAAGCCGGTTGCCGTATTTATCCGCATTGTACGCAATGATGGGTCAGTTGATTATTCTTGGATGATGGAATCTGATTGGAAGCGTCTATCAACCTTTTCTGCAAAGCAAAACAAGGGAACTGCAAACTCCCTGTATACCTCTAACGGTGGATTTATTGATACCGGATTCCTTGAAAACAAAATGATTAAACATGCTTTTGATGCATATCCAAAAGTGCGAACGGGCAATTATACATCTATGGAGACACAACAGGAAGAACCTGTTATTGATTACGGGCTAGTAGATGAAGAAAAGGTAAATGAGCCTATTCAATCCGCACCCTCCGTAGATGATACCAAGATTCCTTTCGGAGAAGAAAAGCAACTAGAAGCCCCGGAACCTGTGCAAGTAGCAGTATCCGAGGATGATGAAAACGGAGGCTTCTAAGTATTTATTAACCAATTTAAGAAAATAATTATGCCAACAGAATTAATCAAAATAGACGAAGTAAAAAACATTTTTTCATCATTTCCCGAAATTATGGGAAGGAATACTCTCTCCGTAAAAAAATGTAATGAAGCAGGGCAGGCTCTCCTTGATACAATCGAGGGAGAAGGTATGAATGAAACGATAGATCAGGCTGCAGCTGACTTCTTGAAAAAAGTAAATACTACTCTCAAGAATATGGACGAACGTCGCAAGCCCATCACGCAGATATTCGACAAAGTTCGTTCTTTCTTTACTTCACAAGAAAAAGAAATTGATCCTAAGGATTCTTCTACAATCCCCGGAAAGCTTGTAGCAAAGCGCAATGAGTATGCTAAGTTCAAATATGAAGAAGAGCAGAAGAGAAAGAAAGAAGCCGAGCAAAGAGTATTAATCAATAATGAAAAGGTAAGCTATCAACAAGCAATAGAAAATGGACTTCTTTCTTATTTCAGTTCATATCTATCTTCTAAGGTAACCGAGCTGCAGAATATTTTTTCGGGATTGACTTATGTAAACTTTGATAGAGAAGTAATCGGTATAACTGTTTTCCAAACTGATTACCCGAAAGCTCATTTTGATAAATTCACTGCTGAATATGCTACCTATTATATCAATAAGGAGATAAAAGCAGAGATTCGCAAAAATACATTGCTGGGTAAATATGAGCAATATGCTCAACAGTATAAGGCTAAAATTTCAAGTGTTAAACAAGATCTTATCGACCGTATTCCGTCTAAGCGTAAAGAGTTGGCTGAACTGGAACAGCTTCGCTTGGCAAATGCAGAAGAAGCCGCAAAAGCAGAAGAATTGCGCAAACAACGAGAAGCAGAAGAGGCAGCCAAACAATTACAAGAGTTAAAGAGAAAGGAAGAAGCAGATAGGCAGGAGGTTGCAATGAAAACGCAACAAAGCTCAATCGGTAATCTTTTTGCTGGTGCTGCTGCATCTGTTGCACCTCCACCGACAAACGCTAAGGTAAAAGAAAAGATTGTTGTTCTTCATCAGCAAGGATACCTGGAAATATTTCAGATGTGGTGGATAGGCGAGGGGCAGACTCTTCCTTTTGATGAGTTAGAGAAGATCTTTAAAAAGATGACTACATACTGCGAGAAGAAAGCAAACAGTAAAGATCAGACACATATTGAATCACAATTCATCAGCTACGAAGCAGATGTGAAAGCTAAATAGTTATGTCAAATCCCGATTCATACTATTCACGTTCGGAAGTCAGTAATTCAGATCTGACAGAGCTTAAAAACTATCTTTATCCCCGTGTTCAATACGGGGATAAAGAAAAGGCTTTCAAGTTCGGTACTCTCGTAGATGCTCTTATCACAGAGAATGACCGTGTCCGGTATGACAAGCTGATGGTAGACGATTACTTGTATACGACAGAAGAATTTGAGCTAGGGCTTGAAATGCGTAAGGCGCTCCGGAAAGAGGCGGAGAAAGATCAATTCCTGGCTGTCGTGTTGGCGCAATCTGATACACAGAAGTTCATGGTAAATAAGCAGCAGGAGTTCTATTATGGAAATTTTGCCTACCATCTTGATACACGATGTAAATGGGATTGGTGGTTGTCTGCTTACAATTTTGGAGGTGATTTAAAAACGACTTTTGCAGAGTCACAGGCGCAATTTGATGAAGCTATCGACTTTTTCGACTGGGACCGTTCCCGTGCCTGGTATATGGATATTGCAGGGAGCAATAGAGATTTCATCTACGCAATCTCAAAAAAGAACTGTAAAATCTTCAAGCATTTTATCACCGACCGTAACCACCCTACGTATATCAAGGGGAAAGAGAAATACGAGGACCTTGCTTTTAAATGGTGGCAACTAATGGTTTAAATATATTTTAAGTGAAAACAATATGAACTTACTAATCACTCCAAAAGAACAAATTTTGGCTGAATTACAAAATATTGATTCTTTTCTCAATATCACAATGAGCGAAAATGCTGAAGAAGCCGTACAGCGTGGCAATGACCTGGCTGTATATGTTGCTCGCTCCGGCAAACTGCTTGCAGACTCGAAATACTGGCTTAATGAGACAATGAAGTCCGAGGTCATGCAAACACTCGTCGATACAGCTAAAAATGCGAAAGCGACAGCAACGGCGATAAATGCCCTAATTAGTTCTTTATGCCGGGAGGAGCGATATCTCGTCGATTGGTGCGAACGTTGTAACCGGACAGCAACACATCAATTATCATGGTGTGTAACTGTGATAAGTAAAGCAAAAGAGGAAATGAAAATGGCCGGAATGCATAACAACAAAAAGTAATTATCATGAAAATTTTAAGAAAAATTACAATCGGACTGGCCGTTGTCGGCCTGTTTATAGCATTATCTTTTTCTCAAAGAGAAGATGCAACATCAAGAGAAATAACTACGGCTGCCGTCATGGGAGTTGTATCAACATTTAGTATTATCACTTTATCAACCAAAGAAGATTATGGAACAAGCAAAAAATGAGATTAAAAAGGCGGTCGTTAAGAAAGACCGGCTGAATGTTGTGTATAATGAACGCTTCTCTGAAGCAAACTACACGAATGTAATTAACAAGAGCTGCGATCAGATCATTCACAGCGATTTAAGGGAGGCGTTTATTCGGCTTAGATTGCATCTCGTCGTATTGTGTGAACAGCCAGAGGCTTCTAATATCAACAAGGATAGCTTTTCTTCTCCGGGCTATGCAGAGACACTAGAAAATTATATCATTACAGGTTATGCAAATGACAGCGTCGATGGTGTTTCTGGAATTACTATCATGGGGTCTAAACTTCTTCAGTCCGGTAAAGTTGTTGATCTAAAAATCTTCGTCCCTCTTCTTGATGAACAATACCCTTACTATGAGGAATTAAGTATTGACGCTGCCGCTTGTGATGCGGAAGTTGAAAGTTATCTGTTTGAAGAAAAATGGGGAGTCAGACAGGAACGACTGGATTTCGAAACAGATGAACCGGAAGAAGCCGTTGTAATTGAAGAAGAAAAGCCGAAAGGGAGGGGGCGCAAGAAGCGCTTAGAAACTCCCGCACCTCTTGACGCAACCGCATAAATCACTCTTGGGGGATTAATCTCCCCCATTAAACAACACTCTAAATCATGAATATTGAATTAAAAGGAGATAATTTCGAATTATCATTCAACTATAAGACTTCTATTATAGAACGGGTTCGGCAGATTCCCGGAAGACGTTTTGACGGTGCTAGAAAAGTTTGGATAGTACCTACACGGAGTAGAGTTGATCTTGAAAGAATGATTTATCAGATACAGCAGTTTGAAAATATAAATTGGGTGAGCGGAACTACAAAGAAAGAGGAAGATATTGCTTATGATGTTCCGGAACTTCCAGATCTAACAATTCCGCATAGCTTAAAAATTCAGCCTTATCCCTATCAACTCAAAGGTATTGCCCGGGGATTGGAGCTAAAGCGCTTCATGAACTGCGATGAACCAGGACTCGGAAAGACATTACAAAGTATTGCTACCATCAATCTAGCGAACGCTTTTCCCTGTCTTGTCATTTGCCCATCATCATTGAAAATCAACTGGCAACGGGAATGGGAGAAGTTTACGGATAAAAAAGCAATGGTACTCACAGATAAAGTACGTGATACATGGACCTTCTTTTATCAAACAGGAATGCATCAAGTCTTTATCGTAAACTATGAATCACTAAAGAAATACTTCGTACAACGCATAAAGAAAGCCGAAGGCTGGACGCTGCGCGATGTGGAATTTAGAAACTCAATCAATTTATTCAAGTCTGTTATCATTGATGAAAGCCATCGCTGTAAGTCTGCATCTACTCAACAGGCAAAGTTTTGCAAGGGTATTTGTACAGGTAAAGAATGGGTGATAGAGCTTACAGGAACACCGGTAGTAAATCGGCCTAAAGATTTGATTCCACAGCTGGCAATTCTAAACCGTATGGATGATTTCGGTGGCTACAAACCATTTGTTAACCGGTACTGCTCCGGACAAAGAGAAGCATCGAATTTGAAAGAATTGAACTTCAATTTATGGAAATATTGTATGTTTCGTCGTGAAAAGTCTCTCGTCCTTACAGATCTTCCAGATAAGATACGCCAGGTAAATACATGTGAAATTACTAATCGTAAGGAGTATATGGATGCAGAGCGTGATCTTATTATGTATCTACAGAAATATAAGGATGCCGACGATGAAAAGATTGAAAAGGCTCTGCGAGGGGAAGTCATGGTACGTATCAATATTCTACGGCAGATCTCCGCACGTGGAAAAGTACGCGATGTTATTGAATTTGTGAAAGACTTCCGAGAGAATGGAAAGAAGATAATTCTCTTTTGTTCGCTTCATGAAGTTGTAGATCAACTGAAACGTTACTTTCCCACTGCCGTATCTGTTACCGGTAGAGATTCGCAGGATGAGAAGCAAAGAGCGGTTGATGCCTTTCAGAACAATCCAAAAGCGGATATAATCATTTGCTCGATAAAAGCGGCTGGAGTTGGTTTAACGCTTACTGCATCAAGTAATGTCGCTTTTGTTGAATTCCCTTGGACGTATGCTGATTGTTGTCAGTGCGAAGACCGGGCACACCGTATCGGGCAAAAAGACTCTGTTACCTGTTACTACTTCCTTGGCCGGCGCACTATTGACGAAAAGGTCTATCGCATAATTCAAGAGAAGAAAAACATTGCTAATGCTGTAACTGGTTCTACCGAGGATATTGAAGAAAATATCGTCGATATGGTTGCACGTATCTTTGATACTGATTATGATGATGAATAATTTAAGTCTGCAAAGATATGAATCTAATCAGGCTGAACTGGTGACCAAATGATTTCTCCATTGATATATCTGAAGTGTATTGAGGAACGGTTTGCAACCTTCTCTCCTGAAAAAGAAAATTCTTTATGAAAATTCTCACTTTCATGGTTAATGGTAATAACCAATGTATCATTTGTCGTGACTTTCTCTGTATTGATTTTATAAGATACAGATGTTTCAAGTCTACTTGAAGGGCGGATTGTTCTATTACGATATATTGTTGACATATATTTGTTTTTTGCAAATATAATAATAATAAACTAATAAGCCTTGGGCGGCTTTATAAAACCCAGTATTAGAAAGTATGAATAAACTTGGAATTTTGGCGGCTATCGTATTTGTCGCAATTGTTGTGGGATGTTTTGTTACCATCCCTTATTATAACGTTTGGCAGCAAGAAATGTCTGGAAAGGCTGAATTCGCTAAAGCAGAACAAAACCGTAAAATAAAGATTGAAGAAGCTAAAGCTAATCTGGAAGCTGAAAAACTGAATGCCCAAGCTGAAATCGAACGTGCCAAAGGTGCTGCCGAAGCGATTAAAATTGAAAATGGAAGTATTACTCCTGCATATATCCAATATTTGTGGGTACGTCAACAAAGCAATCTGAATGATAAAACTGTGATATACATACCAACGGAAACAAACCTTCCTGTTTTGGAAGTGTCGAGAAATAAATAATAAATCTGCTATGCGGTAGATTCTTGTTTACCGCATAGTTCAAATCAATTTAGATATGAATAGAATCCAATTGCATAAGTCCATTCAGCACGTTACAACCGCTAATGGCAAATTGAGTGATAAGACAATAAAGTTAATCAATAAAATGGCAAAGAAAGCGTATGGAAGTAAATGATATAATGCAGCATATCGATGAATTGCTGCAAAACTACTCAAATAAAGAGTGTGCGGAGATTTTAAAAGAGGTAGTAAGTGAATGTCAGTCACGCATTGAGAATTGTGATGAAGGTGTTTACACTAATTCATAACAGAATAGAATTGAATGAAACGTCCACAGAGTAATGGATTATTCGAAGTTGCAGGAGGTCAAGAGAAAGAACGTGGCTTCTGCTGCATGAAACTGATAACTTTCCTCTCTGCTAATAATGTAACAGATTGGGATGAATGGCATGGAGCGCATCTTTCTGCTATGTCAGGGAGATGTCCCTATGCTTCGCAGTGCCCAATTCATGAGAGAACGATAGCAGTAGTAGGTAGAAGACCAATACAATTTAGCTTATTTTGAATAATGACTAAAGAAAAGTGCATTTTATGTGGAAGAGAAACGGTATCGGTTATTAAAACTGGTACCGACTTTATGTGTTATAATTGCTATGCAGATCAGCGTAATCCTCCACGTTCAAAAGAAGTACATAATAATGAGGAAGCTTGCATACAAACAGAGTTTTTTAAACTTATTCCTCTATATTTCCCTAATATACCTGACAAACTTATATTTGCCGTTCCGAACGGTGGAAGCCGTCATATACGTGAAGCTGCTAACCTGAAACGTCAAGGAGTAAAGCCTGGTGTTTCTGATGTGATCGTACTTATTCCCAAAAAGGGTTTTGCTTCTCTCTGCATAGAGTTTAAAACGAGGGTAGGGAAACAGTCAGAAGAACAGAAAGAGTTTCAAAAACAAGCGGAATCATGTCGTAATAAGTATGTGGTAGTTCGAAGTGCATCACAGGCAATCGAAGAATTACGAAAATATCTTTCTTAATAGAATTGAAATTTGTAATACTGAAATTCCACAGATTGAAATAGCTTTTATATGATAGGGGAGAGGGCATCTATTTTTTATATCTTTGCTCTAAAATTACAAGTATGACATTTGAAGAAGCAGTATCATTAGTTGATAGGATAAAAGAGCAAGTTATCGGTGTACCTGTTAAAGGTAGGCTCATTGAATCTCTATTCATCGGACCTACCAACTGGGATGAAATGCATATCTTTATGAATATCTGCCTGCAGAAAGGAGAAGATGAGGCTATTAGCGAGTTTCTCGGGAAGAGTTTCTCTGTATATGGTAAATCTGTTACCTATATTAACCTGGATCTTCCTAAGTGGGATGTAACAGTACTAGATGATTGGGAAAAAACTATTTATAATTAAAAACGAGTATCTGTGGTGAGCAAACTCTGCGTTTCCTTGTTTATAAAAAATATCTAGGGTATGAAAAAAGAACTAGAAAATGAGATTAAGCGGTTGCTAATGAAGTAACCGCCTAATTATTTAAATCGTTATCTCCTATTTGCACTATTGGCAGAAGAAATAGCTGAAATCATATTCTTGTTAAATATATCTTGGCATTCAAATATCCGGTTTCTTGTTGATGGTGAAAATACAATATTGTCGGAATCGTATTGATTGTTAATCTCTTCAGTGCCAGTTACTAGAGTTTGTGTCCTTGTAAGAAAGGCATTTACATTAACATCAGTTCTTAGTTGTTTGTTTATACTACGTTCAATATCAGATAATTTCATACTCAATTGTTTAAAAGTCTCTTTTATCATTATGGAATTACTTTTCCCTAAGGCTATCACCTTACATAAATCATTATATTCATCTTTAATAGTTTTTAATTCATTTATATAAAAATCTTTTAATGCTCTATCATCATTCATTTTTTTAGGTACAACAGCAGCTAATATCCAGGCTATTACACAACCTGTTATTATATCAACAATGATTGATACCCAATCAGCCCAATTAACCGATGACATTATACAACAGACGATGAAATCCATATTTTTTGCTCAAGTTGTCCATTTACTAATCTAAACCAGGCTTTATGGTCATTTTGCGATGTTTTTTTGGGAGTATCATTCTTTATCCTTCGTTCTTCCCATTCAGGAATAATACTCTTAAAAATTAGTTCTTTCCAAACAGGCTCCTCCTTAGATATAATTTCCAAATATTCATTTACTTTTTGACTTGAAAAGTCAAAAACTAGATTTCCGATAGCTTCATCCCAAAAAGATGACATATACCCATCAGTACCATCCAAATTCAATTGAAGCTTTTGCTTGCTTTTTATTGCATCAGCAAATTTAGAATTTAGAATTTTGTGATAGAATTCTTCTCCAGAAGCTTTGCCCTGTTTACAGTATCTTGGCCCTGGTGATTCATTAAAATCAGATAAAATACTTATTGTCATATATTTGTTAATTTAAATTATCGAATTTGTTAATACAATCAATGTTAACAACCCAAGAAAATAACACGCCTGGAAAAGGTTTGTTCAATATTTTATTATTTGTTTGATTTTCAAAATCTAAATATACGTTATTTGTAATAACCTTTAATTTACTAATATATCCATTATTAAACTTATCCAAAATGCAAGGCAATCCTCTATTTCTGTTTATTTCTTCTGTGGAAGAACCGTATTTTCTTTGAAAAGCACTAAATACAATATCACAATCATTCTTATTAAGAATAACCTTTTCGATTTCTCTTTTAAACTTTTTCTTTAAGGTTTTAAGAATTCCTTGACCAGTATCTGTCATTGTGAAAGTGACAGTATTATTATCATTTTGATGAACACTTAATAACCAATTTTTTGCATGAGAAGTATAAGCATGTTCAACTGAGTTTGAACAGATCTCCATAGCAACAGTATATGCAGGTTGGTATCTACGAGGTGTGGATAGTAGAAACTCCATAGACTTCTTTATGGCCATAGATATATTTTTATTACCAGTTGTATTTTTCCCAGCTTTTACAATCAAATTGGGAGAATTTATTTGGTAAGGTAGCCCATCCTCGTTTTTCATATAATTCAAAAATCCTGATTCGATAAATACTTTTTTACATTTTTCATCTAATGGCACATCACCTTGTACTCTAATTTGATAAAGTGCTAAATGATTTACGACACAAAGTAACATACAAATAGCACCAGAATCTATAAATTTTATATCCTGTAATTCCAAATTAATAGTTTTTACACGATGATTAAGTCTGTATTCAAGCAAATCAGATAAAAAAGGAATAACCTCACTTCGATTCTCAAACAATTGGAAATTTTGAGGAATTGAAATTTTATATTCTTTTTTCCGAATGCATTTTTTGTATGCACGTCCAGGTCTATGTATATAAGATAAGCCTTTAGCTTTAGAAATCAACCTCATGCATTTTCTATCATTAAAATGAGATTTTCTTTTAGCGAAAGATTTAGCTCTATTTTTTAGAAATTTTTTAAATTTATATGTGCCCTTTTTTATACCCATATACAAGATTTTGGACAAATATAATACTTATATTAGACTAAACAATACATTTTGAGATTCTTTTATTTCAACTAAAATAATTTGATTAAAAAAATAGTGAGATAATTCATTACATTTTATAAATGAGAATTAATGATAAATACTTCAATCTGCTCATTTTTATATATTCCTTTGTGAGATGAAATGATTATTCTAGTATAAATGTAATTTTATCATTAGTGTAATTTAAAGATACGCCAGAGAGAGTTTGAATGAAATAATGTTTTCAAATAGAAGGGATCCCTTAGTCAATGGTGCAAATCAAATGCTGAAGAAAATGCTATGGCTTTCGTAAATAGATGCGTTGATTTTTTTGTGGGTTTAAAAGTTATTTCTTTCTTATTCTATATACAAGCCAACTGACAATGATTATAATAATGGTGCTTATATATACCTTATCTCTATGTAGATCCCACCAAGATATTTCGGTTATCTTCTCTTTTTGATTCAGTACAGCATCTATCTTGTTTCCCAATGAACCCAATCTATTAGAGAACTGTTGCAAGGCAATAGATAATATTTCATCAGCTTCTGTTCGTTCTTGCTCCTGTTTGGAAGCGGTGGTAGTACTTTCTTTGACTGGATACTGTTTTCCGGTCGAATCCGGAAGCGACAAATAAACAGTTTTATTCTCAATTTTCAGATCACTCAATTTGTCAGTAGTAATTTTCGTCTGCTTATTCACATCCAGCCGTAGTGATTCAATTATACTTTGAATACGACTCAATTCACCGGAATAGTCTACCTGCTTTTGAGTTTCCATATTCCGGGAAGTCTTGCAGGAGGTAAACCATATTCCCAACATCAGGAATATGGTTATATAGATTAGCGCTTTCATGGCCGGATCACTGTATTACGAAGAAAATTAGAAAATTCACTCCTGACATCGAAGCAGGGGCACGCCTTAATATATTCTTTTGGCTCTACCTCTCCGCTGCTGTCCAGATCCGGAGAAGTATCACGGTGTCCGAGTACTTCAATTATAGGGTATTCCTTACAGAGCTTCGCGACCAATTCGCGTAGTGCTGTCCTTTGAGCTGGAGTACGTGTATCTGCAGGTTTTCCAGATGCGTCCAAGCCTCCGATATAACAGATGCCAACACTATGCTTATTATACGAGGACTTTGAAAATCCTTTGGTATTACAATGTGCTCCATCAATGCCTAACGGTCGCCCATTCTCAACTATTCCGTCAAGATCAACAATGAAGTTATAACCGATTTGATTGAATCCTCGAGCCCGGTGCATCCGGTCAATATCTTTGGCTCGTAAATCCTGTCCGGCACGTGTTGCCGAACAATGGATGATAATTGCATCAATAGTTTTCATTCTTATCCTCCTTTTTATTTGTTATTGGGCCAACTTTAATCAAGTTGATATTGCAAATGATAGCTATCATAATAACAGATCCTAGCCAATGCCAAAAATCTTGAAAAATAAACTCCAATACTTCAATCATTTGGTATCTCCTTTTTGTAGATAGTTCGTTAAATAGGGAATATTCTTTATAAACTCAACACTTAATACATAGTGCAAGAAAGCTACTACCTTATGGCCATTGCTAGAGTTGGGTAGAATTTCTTTGATATTCCTTAGAATGTTCACCCCGTAGAAATAGAAAACGCTATACGTAATAAATGAAACACATTGTAGCGCACCTTCCGGATTTCCTTTGTGTTCACCAATAAAGTAGATGCAGCTAACCAAGGCAAAGAAAATAGTTGCTTCTACGATACACCTCCAAGCCTTTTTAAAAGAAAAACTCTCATGATTGATAAGGAGTGCAGTAAGTAGCCCGCAAATGAAATTGAGGGCAAATACAGCAATAAGACTTTTGATCTCCCCAGAAATAGGATTGAGATAAGCAGCTATGCCGGTAACCAATCCAATAAGTAAGTTTTTGAAATAATCCATATCATTTTTATCTAAAATATTAATACTTTATTTTAATACCTCGCTACAATCATCAATAGCTGTCTGAAATACTTGTTTCACTTCGCCAGAGGTTAGCCCATGATCCTCATGTAGCGAGAATCCAGTTACTCCATTTCGAGAAATATTGAAGAAGCCGACAGTCGTTTCATCTTTGACAATCTCGGCAGTAATATCTTTCACCGCTTCGGTACCACGGGTTGACATTCTGTATTTAACTCTGATAGTGTCTGTAACCTTAGTTGTTGCAGTACTGTTAGTTGCTGTGATGTTCATTCCTTGTTTCCTCCTTCTATTAAATCATAAATTTGTCCGTATGTACCTGCAGTAAGATACTCTCCACAAATTTCTTTTAATAGAGCAGCATCTTCCGTTTCAATATCAAGTACTCCACGATTGTTAATAATCTGTTGTAGCATTTTATATGCTCGTAATTTCTTGGAAGTTTCCATATTCTTCTGTGGATTAGAGCCTGCTGCAAATAATGCCTCTGCCACCAAATCACGAAGAGATTTCTTACTTTCCTTACCATTCACCAATTCGACAAACTCCCGACCTCTAAAGTCGAGTAAGTTTCTGTTTAGATTTACTTTCATAATTTTTATTTTATTTCAACGATTAACCCTTTTACTATATGCAAAGTCTTTCCTCGTGTAGAAGGATCTAAAAGTGTAATTGTGCTATCTGAAATAACAGACCAATAACTCCCATTGCCATCACTCGGAAAGAATCCATTTGCCGTTACATCTCCTAGTACCCTTACGTTGCCATCGAAGAAACCCGCATAAATGTAATTATCGGGATATTTAGGAGTCTTAAGATTGGTAGAACCATAAATAGCAGCACTTCCTCCAAAACCAGCCCCAATAGCGGAAATACCGAAATTACCATCCGTGGCTGGATTGAAAGTAACATGCACTACACCTTCTTTCGAGGTGGTACTATATCCCAATTTCAGACTGCGGGAAATATCCCCGAAATAATCACCCGCTTTCCAGACTAACCGACCGTTATCAATAGTGAATCCTCCAACCTTTGCGCCGTCCGCATCAATACGTTTCACACGGATATAGTCAGTATTCAAATATCCACCTACAACAATGGTAGTACCAAGTTTTGCATATTCAACTGCATCCTCAAATGCCAATTTACCCAATCCGTCTCGATCAATCTTGGAGTTAATCATTGTCTGCAGATCACTATGCAGTGCGGTGATTGTAACAGCACCTTCCAAATTAATTTTAGATGAGTGAATCGTAGTCTCTCCGGCCGCCTGGTTGATATAAGATATAAGCGTATTACCGTTTTCCAGTTCTTTAGAAGCATATATCTTATTACCGTCGGAAGTCGTTATCCACCCGGCAGTATCTATCCGCTGCGTCAGGCTGTCAACTCGAGTTACTTGTGCGGAGATTTGAGTATTGAGCACTTTCAGATCAGCTGTACATTCATCTGAATAGCTTTTCAGTTTGTCTTGTATGGCTTTGTTTGCTCCTTCAACGGCTGTATTGAAACTAGCTAAAGCAGAGTTGAATAGAGTAAACTTATCATCTACATTCTTTTTTTCCTCAATAGTCGTTTGTCCATCTGCAATAGCTGTATTTATTGCAGCAATAAGATTGTCAATTGCACCTGACAAAGAAACCTTGGCATTAAGTAAATCTGTTTTAGCAGAGCCTTCCAGATAAGCGTTCACATATAGTTTGCTATATGTAGCTTCAACAGCAGATTTCGTATTTCCGACTGTATTTAAGTATTTCTCAATCGCTTTAGCTTCCGCCTCGTCTATAATGCCATCCGCAAATGCGCCATCTACATAGTCATGCAAGCCTTCAACTGATGTTGCAGCATCCTGCGCAGCCTTAGCAGCATCCGCAGCATCCTCTAAAGCCTGCATTGCCTGTTTCAGTGCTTCATCCGAATAATCCTTTAGCTTGTCCTGTATAGCCTTATTAGCGGCTTCAACAGCAGTATTAAAATCAGCATAGGCAGAATTGAAAAGAGTGAATTTATTATCCACGTCTTTCTTTTCTTCAGATGTTGTAAATCCGTCGAAAATTGCGGCATTGATAGTATTAATCAGGCTTTCAATACTCCCCATTAAGCTAACTTTAGCATTGAGCAAACCAATCTTTGCAGGACCGGATAAATAAACATTTGTGTAGAGTTTATTGTAAGTTGCTTCGATAGCTTGTTTGGTATTGTTGACAGTATTGATATACTTTTCAATAGTTTTTGCTTCTGCTTCGTCTATAATTCCGTCAGCGAAGGCTCCATCTACATAATTATGAAGTCCTTCCACTGAATCAGCAGTATCCTTGGCCGCTTTAGCTGCATCCTTTATTTCCTGATGAGCAGCTTCCCATTCAGACAGATTTTCCAATCCGGAAGAACCTGCTTTTATTTGAATGTTACCGCCGATCTCACTTTTTACTAGATCGAAATATGTATCACCATCCGGAGAAAGGATTCTTTCTGTTGTTACGCGGCCCGGCAGAATTTCAGTAAATCCGTATAGCTGAACAAAACTTCTACTACCTTCATACTCGCTGTTAAGCACTCCGGTGAGTAAATGATAATATCCAGCTATCTGTTCCATTTTAATAGCTGTTTCACTCAAGAGGAATGTTCCGGCTTGATTCTCCTTGCCAACTTTAGCATATAGATAATACTTTTTGTCCGGGTCAATGAGTACCGGAGAATCATAGTTAGCCATGTCCCAGTACTTGTATTCATCTGCCTTATGAGAAGAAGAAAGAGAACTAATACCGAGTGTCAAATGCTGAAGGATTCCTGCCGGAGCGTTCAGTATCTTTGTACTTGTATTGAAAGTAATATTATGAGATACCTGAACCGGATTCGTTTTTGAATTGACAAAACGAAATTGCAAGCTTTCGTCTCCGACAAGCAGTTGCATGGTTGAAACGGTTATCGGATTGACGGAGCCGGAGAAGTTCAACAGTGCATCTTCAAGCATAGACATCGTTTCCTTTGCGTCACGGAAACGACGTTTAGTGAATTGTAAAGCGTCCTTATGCTTCTCAATAACTGTCACCTCGTTAGTTTCTATCTTGTTCAGATCACTTGACACAGACGTACCTATCGGTTCGTTAGACAATTCAATTTCGGGTGAATACGGATTATTCACAAAACGTTTGATTCCAATCATCCGGATAAGAGAACCTTCCGGATGAAACTGTGTATCAGAGAAGTTTACATATCCACCTAGCACAATCTTTCCGCCTATCTCCAACCAGCGTTTTTTAGCCCAAATACCGTCCAATGTCCCGGTAAATATGAATGCTTTATCTTCATGTTCATAGAGGTATTTAGCAGCTTCCTTGAAAGCTTCCCAGCTCGCACCCGTTTGTGTGCTATCGTTACAGATATAAGCCTTCGGCAATTGCATTCCGAACACTGCGTATGTATCACCAACCTTCGGTCGCCAGACTTCCGGCTCTGGCATAGTAATACCATCAATTTCCTGCGGAACAATTTCAAATCGACGTGCCTCTTTCTTGTCTTTCGCTTCATGGATATACTTTACTTCGAACTCCTTGCCTGTAAGCATACCAGTCTGGAAAATAACCGTCATTGTTTCTCCTGCTATGAGACAATCTTCGAAATTCAACTCTTCAGGAATGTCTTTATCTACAAAGTCAAAGAAGTTATTCTCCTTGTTCACTTCAATAACAGAACTAACAGTACCAACACGGGAAGGATAAATAGCTGTACAGTCCAGACTATCTTCCTTTGCTGTTGTAAGTTCTTTATCAGCACGCATGACACAAGTTCCATCCGCATCTGTCTTATACGTTCTCCCTTCGTAAACAAGAGTCTTATTCTTTGGAAGTAACAGGTATTTAGATCCGTATGTAGAATAATCAATATTGCGATCTGTAGTTTCTACCAAAATTATTTCGGGTGGTATATCCCCAGAAGTCCTACCAACACCGACCTTGAAGCCGTGGCCTTTACCATACGACAGTTTCAAAGGGTTCTCCTTGTTATACTCAACTTTACGCAGATGGATAGTCTTAATTTGTTTTCCTTCAACCGTTTCTTCAGTGATCTGCCATTCTGTCTCATATAGTTCTGCAAGTTGATTGAAAGCATCAAGAATATAGGTGTGATTGTAGTTGATTACTTTTTCCGTTCCCTCAATGCAATCACCGACTTTCCAACCGGTACTCCGACGGTTCAGGTTCTCAACGAGTAGACGTAGGTGTTCATGTGCCTTGGCTGTATATGAGAATTTAATGCTTCTGTCAACGGTATGACGTACTTTCCACAGCATAGCATCAGCCTTCCCAGTTTCCAGAATCAGAGTGTATTCGAAGTTACGTTCACCGTTCTTCTTGAAATTGCTGTCTTTTTTGAGGGAATACCGTTTTCCGTAGAAATCACACCAGGAGCCAACCGGAATTTCAATATACCCCGGATGAGAAAAATACAAAGTGAGTGTATCTTCTCCCATGATAGCTTCATAAGAGTAGCTTTCATCCTTTACTTCGATTTTTATTTCCTTATCACCATTATATAAACTTATCATGTCCTTAGAATTATATCCTAAAATATAAACGTCAAATAGAAATGTATTGAATAATAGGCATAAAAGTAAGGAAATGATAGACGAATCATTGATAAAATAATATATTACACACAACATCAACAGCATTGTCACGAAATAAATCAAAATGGAAAATATTAAAAGAAATCACTCAAAATGTAGTTTAATTCACCTAAGTTCTCTCGGAACAAATTGTGCGTTGAAAGATTTTTCCAATGTTACGACACAGGACCTCGGACAGAATGGTTACTGTAAGTTTCCAAATGGACTGTTAATCCAATGGGGAAAAGTTTCAGGTTCTTCAGTTGTTAGCTACACCATAACTATGTCTACATCATTTTTTGATAAAAGTTATAAGATATTTGCAACAGTTTACAAGCCTTCATCTGACAGTGGTGTTTATTCCGCATCACCTATTGATGATTCAACTAAAACAGTTAGCCGATTTTGTATTAATAGAAATTACGCCTCTGGAGGGAGTACTGGATTATCACAAGAAACTTTTGATTGGCTTGCTATTGGGCGTTGGAAATTATGAAATAAATTATAACATTGAAATAAGAATGTATAACTTTAGTAGAAAATTGGTAGTCTTTTTTATAATCGTTTTTGCGCAAAGTTCTCTCGGGACAAAATCTGCGCAAATTAAAGAGCAAAATTTGGGACAAAACGGTTATCGAAAATATGAAGATGGCCTACTAATTCAATGGGGGCATTTAACTAATTCATCAGCTGGAAGTGCAACTATATGGTTCCCTATTTCTTTTCATGATGCCTCCTATCAATTTGTGACTACGATGGAGACAGTATCTAATGAACATACATTATATACTGCTTTACCGTATAATAAATCAGCATCTTATGTAGATGTCATGCGAAAGTTTCTACTTGCAGATAATAGTATAACCGTAGGAAGTAGTACTCGTTCATTTGACTGGATAGCTATAGGTCGTTGAAAATAGAAATATTATAACATCAATTTGATTATGGATAGATTTAGTAGAAAATTGGTATTACTTTTATTGCTTGTAATTTGGCAAAGTTCTCTCGGGACTAATGCTATACAATTAGAATCACAAAATCTATGGAATGAAAAAGCAAAAAATGGATATGTAAAATATTCAAATGGGCTATTGATGCAATGGGGAACAAGAGCTGGAGCAACGGGTGCAATTAGCCTGTATTTTCCTACCAGCTTCTATGATACTAATTACAATGTTTATCTTACTGCAGGGTTAAACGTCACAAGTGAACCATTTGTGTATGCTCCGGGTTATGACCCTAATAATAAGAATAAATCATATATTATAATTCTTGCCCGTGGAATAAATTCAACTCCGGCTATCGTTTGGACTAGCTGGGATTTTACATGGTTTGCAATAGGACGTTGGAAACTTTAAAAATTATAAATTATGAAATATTGGAAACAAGGATTCTATGACGAATACCAGGAAGGTTCGGTAGAAATTACGGAAGAGTATTACAATCAGTTATTAGCTGGGCAGTCTAACGGTTTACTGATAGTTGAAAGTAAGGATGGATACCCAATATTGGTAGAATATGAGTACGACATCGAAGAAGTGCGAAAAATGAAAATGTCTGAAATACAGATATTTGACAAATCGACTAATGTCAATTCTTTTGATTTATTAGGTAAAAGCATGTGGTTAGATAAAAGTACACGTGTTGGATTATTTAACTCAATTTCGATTGAAAAAGAAGCTGGTAAAACAGATACAGTACTGTGGTATGATGCTATAAAGTATATCATTCCAATTTCTGACGCTTTATCAATGCTGAATGAGATTGAAATGTATGCATTAAACTGCTACAATGTGACACAATCTCACATCGCAGCAGTTAGATCATTGCAGACAATTGAGGAAATCGAAAACTATGATTATACGGTCGGTTATCCGGTGAAACTTAGCTTTCCCGGGTAACCAGTCTTGAAATTGTATGCTTCAATTTCTTCTTTTGTCTCTAGCTGTTGAATAGCTTTCGTATGCCTTTGTGTCGTATCATAGCACGCAAGGGCATACAATTCTAGCTGTTGTAATATGTCAATAGCTCTTTCGATTGATAAGACAAACTTTGTATCACCAATCCAGATACTTGTTTCAGATCGTCCGGCTTCTTTCTCAATATTGATTGAGTTCATAAGCCCGACGCGTGTAGACTTGTTTAACCATCCCAATACTCCGTTTATACTGAACTGATTCACTGCTTCAGATGAATCGAACAATCGTAATTCATCAAGTTTTTGCGATCTGGTTTCTTCGATAGTAGCCTCGTGCACAACTAAAATAGGATATCCTTTTTTGCTTTCAGTTATTATCAAGCCGGTAGATTGACCAGCCAGTAACTCTTGATAATATTCATCCGTAATTTCTACCGAACCTTCCTGGTATTCGTCATAGAATCCTTGTTTCCAATATTTCATAATTTATAATTTTTAAAGTTTCCAACGTCCTATTGCAAACCAAGTAAACTGCCAACCTGTCCAAGCTATTTCTCCTCCGCTTGCTATATACCTTGTACCTACTTGAAATGAAGAAATTGTTTTAGTACATAATGTTGGAGCATACACTATAATCTCTGTTGTATTAGCTGATACTCCCGTTAGTTGTACGATATAATTCGTATCATAGAAACTTGTAGGTAGATATAATGAGGAGAATCCTACAGCTCCAGCCTTTACTCCCCACTGGATTAATAGACCATTATTGAACTTAATATATGAATTTTGTCCGAAACTTTGACCAGATGATTGAATTGCATTAGTTCCGAGAGAACTTAGTAAAGTTTTCTCTGCGTCAGTCATAAATTTTCTAGTAGTACTTTCTTCAATCATTGATGCTGGATGAGAAGCCGGATGAGAGTAATTATTAGCTCCGGAGGCTATTCCACTAAGTTTTGTACGTTCTGCATCCGTCATAAAACGATGAGTCGAATCTTCTTCAACGTCCGTCGCTGTATGTTTATGAGAACTTGCAGCATAACTACCCTTAGGTTGGTATACTGAATCGTGGTTGTGATTTCCTGCAGCCTTACTATCCCAATTTGCCTTTTCTGAATCCGTGACAAATCTATGCGTACTATCTTGGTTAATATCCGTCGCATCATGACTATGTGATGAAGCAGCATAACTACCTTTAGTTTGATACACTGAATCGTGATTATGGTTTCCCGCAGCTTTACTGTTCCAGGTCTCTTTTTCCGTGTCAGTAACAAAGCGGTGAGTACCATCAGGAGTTATATCCGTTGCTCCGTGTTTATGCGAACTCGCTGCATAACTTCCTGCTGGCTGATAGACCCCTGTATGAGTATGATTCGACGGAGACGCACCAACTTCGGAAGCTGTATAGGATGGTTTACTTGCAGCCTTCGCCCATGCAGGTACATCGCTTGCTGGCATCGAAGTTGGAAAATCACTTATTTCAGACTTCTTGTGAGTATGCGCTTTCGGTACACGTGTGTCACTTAACCGGGCATCATTTCCCTCGCATACGGTTCCTTCTGCACTACCAAAATTCTTATTAAAGGCAGAGTTTTTAGTGAATGCAGGTTCGTATGTACCTGCATGATTGTGATTAGATGGAGATGCACCTACTTCGCTTGCTGTATAACTAGGTTTACTTGCAGCTTTCGCCCATGCAGGTACATCGCTTGCCGGCATGGAGGTTGGGAAGTCGCTGATATCCGCTTTCTTATGCGTGTGAGCTAACGGAGTTCTTGCATTGCTTAACCGGGCGTCGTTACCCTCGCATATAGTCCCGGCAGTCGTACCGAAATTCTTGTTAAAGGCGGTAAGTTTAGTGATTATCAGTTCATATCTGCTATCATGGTTGTGTGTATCCAGAGCTGCTTTCAATGCCTTTCCCTGTTCGGCAGAAAGCACTTTATTAGTCCCTCCACTTGTCAGATTATTAACAATATCAGCTATATTGAGCTTCTTTCCTAACTCTGTTGCCATTGTAGCCGCAAAGTTCGGATCATTGTTCAGGGCGTTCGCTAACTCAATCAGTGTATCGAGAGCATCCGGTGCTCCGGCAACGAGTGCATCAACTGCAGCTTTCACTTTTGCGTCAACTCCTGAAACCGCATTGTTAGCCGCCAATGCAGCAGCGTTCGCATCGTCAGTGGCTTTCTTTGCTAACCCTGTTTGTATAACAGATGCATCCTTGGCTGTATTTGCTTCATCTGTCGCTTTCTTCGCTAAGGCGGTTTGAGCTTCTGATTCAGCTTTGGCAGCATTGGCCCCTGCAGCCGCAGTATTAGCCGCATCTTTAGCTGCATTAACACTACCAGCCGCAGTATTAGCCGCATCTGTAGCTTTCTTTGCAAGAGCCGTCTGCTCAACAGATGCATTTTTAGCTGCATTCGCATCATCTGTTAATTGCTTGACAAGAGCAATCTGTCCGGTGGCTTCTTCTGTTGCTTGCGTCATTTCCTGCACAATACCGGCATACTCTGACTTGCGTTGAGACTCTGCTTCGACACGCTCCGTTTCAGCGTTTATACGCTTAGACTCATTTGATCCGCGAGTACCTTCCGCAGTTTTACGCTCATCTTCATTCTGCTTTCTCTTGTCTTCTTCTGACGAACGGGAAGTTTCAGCCGTAGCGCGGGAAGTTTCAGCAGCCTTTCTCTTGTTTTCTTCTGATACCCGGCCTGTCTCCGCTGACTTGCGGGCTGCTTCGGCAGATACACGTTCGGATTCGACGGTAACACGGTTAGATTCGGCAGCCACACGCGAGGTTTCATTTGTTTCTCTTGTCGCTTCATCTGTTTTCCGCTTATCCTCGGCAGAAACACGGGTAGATTCAGCGGTAGAACGACCTGTTTCAGCGGTTTTCCGTTTATCTTCTTCCTTCACACGTTCCGATTCAGCAGAAGAACGACCTGTTTCAGCGGTCTTACGTGCATCTTCATTGCTTTTACGTGTTTGTTCATCCGAGACACGTTTATTTTCTGTATCAACACGTCCGGATTCAGCAATTACCCGTTTACCTTCAGCAGTTACGCGGGCCGCTTCTTCCGACTTACGCGCATCTTCATTTTGCTTTCTTATATTCTCGGCAGAGGAACGTCCGGTTTCAGCCGTAACGCGTTCTGTTTCGGAAGTCTTTCTTTTATCTTCTTCGGACACACGGGAAGTTTCGGCAGATTTACGTGCTGATTCGGAAGCTACTCTCTCGGCTTCTGCTGTTCTTCTTCCTGTTTCGGAATCTTTTCTAACCTGCTCGTTAGCTTCTCGTGTACCTTCAGCGGTAGCACGTTTCTTTTCTGCATTATCCCGTGCAGTTTCCGCAGTAGATCGTCCTGTTTCAGCGGTCTTACGTGCATTCTCATTAGTGATACGCACTGATTCAGCAGCTTCCCGGGCTTGCTCTTCACGGGAACGATTCGTTTCGGCTGTCTGCCTGGATTGTTCGGAAGCATTACGACGGGATTCGGCTGTTTCACGGGCTGATTCATTGCTTTCAACAGTTGCTTCTAATTGCCGCATATCGGTAGTAGCTGTTTTTGCATCACTCGTAGCCTTGAGCATATTATCCAAGGCAGTCTGAATCTTCTCTAAACCAAATTTAAGGCTAGTCTTAACTCCGTTGATTACTCGGTAGCCGATAGTGAAGAAGCCTTTCATGTCGCTGGCTTCGTTCAGTTCTGATATTTTTTTCTTCTTTAATGGCATAGCAAATCAATTTAAATCTATATAAAACTCTCCGTCCTCTGTTATGATAAATTCGCCCGCTTCGGATGAAAGCAAGAACTCCGTTTCTCCGATCCGGAAGCTGGTAAATACGAGTTTCAAAGTGAACTCCCACCATACACCGTTATTTAGCATGAAATCATTCGTCTGACAACTCTTATAATAGCAGGGATAGCTTTCACTCCATTCATCACAATAAAATATACGTTCCGCATCGGAATACTCATATCCTTCATTATCTGTCTTAGTAGACAGTTTTGTGAGATCATAGAGTAGGGCATCGCGATTACGCCAGAACGTTTCAATCGTCCCGGCCCGCATCAGGCATTTGAGAGATACTTCTTTGGTTTGGAATTTCACAACTTCACCGTCATAGATTGCTCCATCTTGACGTTTGAAATTCTGTAATAGGTTCTTTTTTACCGTCGGAGCCTTTAGTATTTCAGCATTGCTACCTTGCAATACGACTACGCCATAATCGGATAAGTCTTTGTCATCAATCTCGTAACCTTTAGGCATTGGAAGCTTATTTACGGGCTCCTGGTATTCGTAATCGACTTCTCGGGGGAAGTCGTTACTAAAAATAAATTTAGCAACTTCAAGGCCCGGATTAATAACATAGTTGCTTTGGGAAGACAGACGTAACTTATAACTCCTGCCGATTAAGGGAAAGTAAAATTCATGATAACTCAAGTCAGAAAGTATATCAATCAGTCCACCAATACCCAAACTGCCTATATATGCAAACTCAATGCTTACTTCAGCCGTATCCAATGTAGGACTAGAAAGATCAAATTCCTGTCCGTCTTCTTCTGGCCAATCATTCTTGTCCGGTTCCTTCATGGCTGGAAATGCTACCAGGTTATTATAACTTCCCTTTGTAATACATATACCCAAACTGATATAAGCATCTATTCTGTCTATTAGTAATTGCCCTTTCATCGCTTAAGTGTTATACCTTTAGTGTTTAACGTGTCTATTCCCAGCTTTACAGCGTACATGAACTCTCTTATTTCCACAAGGTTAGATGTGTAATTGGAGATATCCGATAAATAGGAAACAATAGTATCATTACACCGAAGCATTTCAGCCATATTCTTATCCATATTTATGAGATATGACAGTTTCTCTGCTATTTTCTCTGTTCCTGAATTAATACTCTTAACTTCCTCATTTATAGAATAGGTATGCGAAGTCACTACAGCAAAGCTTCCATCTAGTTTGTTGGCTGAATCTTGCGACATTGAAGCAAATCCTTTCTTTGATGCCTCACGCTCATCGTCGTTATCATTCCAGCCGAACATTTCTGCCATTGCATCTCGTTTTGCTTTCATTTCATTAGAGAGCTGTTGCCCTTCTGCCTTCAGTGCATTATACTCATCTTCAGTCATACCGTCATCCATAGCATTGTTAAGTTTTTCTCTCCAAGCCATTAAGCTGTCCATGAATTCTTCTTTAAGCATAGAATTTACGATAGCATTCTTCATGTATTCCTCGAAATTGTCGGCGAAATCAGCACTATCAGCATCCATGTCTGTTAGTAGATCTTGAAAGTCAGAACGAAGAGAAGCATAATCAATAAGAGTTGTATCAGCAATTTGTTGTTCCAATACCTCTGCAACCTGTCCGACACCATTTGCGATTTTATCGGCAAATTTCTGCGTGTCTGAATCTAGTTGAGACCAAAATATGCCGGCGTCCGATTGTAACTTAACAAGTTGTTCATCCGTTAAATCGAACAAACCAGTCATACGACCACCCATCTTCTTTTTGAACTCGTCAACAGACATTCCTAATGCTTTTGCAGCCTGTTTCCACCCTTCACCGGACATATCATCTACTTCATCATAACCCTTTGAATGTGACTTTCCAGAAGCACCAGAATTTAGATACTGCCGACCTAATACTTTTGCATTTTCACTTTGCAATTTAATATTAGCAATAGCAGCTTCGTAAACAGCGTTTGCAGTATCTCCAGTAAGAGTTTCTGCTAGTTCTAACTGCTTCTCAATTACCCGATCAAGAATGTTGATGTAGGATTCATATGTTTCTTTTGCCTTTTCATATTTCTCGGTCGTATCATCCTTAGTGAACATATTGAAAATCTTCGTCGCTACCTGTATTACTGCACTAATAACAGCAAGAATAACAGATGCCTTCTCAACTGTACTGATAGCGTTAGCCGATGTATCTGCTGCCATTTCAACACCACTCATAGCAGTCAATGCAAAGGTCCCTATTTCACCAATCAATGAGATAATTTCACCAGCCGGTCCACCAATTGATTTTCCAACATCAGTTAATGCGTCTGATAATTCATCTAACTGTGCTTTTACATCTTTCTCTGCTTTCTTTACCTTAGCATCCTTCTGTACCACCTTATCTTTCGCCTCATTGTATCTCGAAGTCTTTTCTTTTACTTTATCCAAAGCCTGTGCTTCGGTCAGATAAGCTTTTGTGGAATCAATTTTACCAGTCTTTTCGTTGAATTTAGAGGACTTGACACCATTTTCAATCTTAGCACCACCTTTTACAGCTTCTTGAGTCTGTTTAGCATTTTCTAATTCAATTTGCGCATTAGCTAACTCTTCCTCTGCTTCTGCTAGTTCTTTCTTCTTGTCAGATAATGATTGAAACGGGTTACGTGAATCCAATTCATCCATAATTGATTGAATAGTACTAGTATATTCGCGAAGCTGGTCCGGAGAAAGAACTTTGGCAGCCGTACTCTTTGCATTCTCTAATTGAGTCAGCAGAGAATTAAGAGTTTCAGAAGACGTTTCTTTCAGATTTTCAAATGCACGAACATACTCCGGAGACTCTTTCAACTTATCGTAATCCAGGCCCATCAATTCCATTCCCTTGTTTTTTGTCGCCTGGGCTATGGAACGATCAATCTGTTCTACTTGATCTGTATCTCCATTCTTTACTGCTTGTTTTCGTTGTTCCTGCAGGGTAGCAATATCTTCATTGAACTTTCTCTCAATTGCAAGACGTTGATCTGTATAATCCTGATACTGATTCAACAGTTCGGATAAATCATCTCCACGATTATATTTAGTATTTGTAACTTCCTTTGCTTTTTGAGTATCATTATCAATTTCGGCAAATCTTTTAATTATCGGCTCTGACTTGACATATTTTTCTGCATTGAAGATTTTATCTTTATTTTCAGGATTAGCATCAAAGGCGGAACGAGCATCTTCAATCACTTTTAACTTTTTGTTTTCAGCTTCGCGATCGATAGCCTGTAATTCTAGTTTATGATTGAGCTCCCTTTGTTTTAGAACCTTTTCACTGCTCTCTTTAAGCTTATTTATTTCAAGCTGCTCTAGTTGGTTTGCAGAGTCTTCTTTCATACGCTGTTGCTCTCTATTCTGCTTATCTAGCAGGAGTTTATATTTCTCCTGTTCTTCACGCAGCTTTTTCGCTTGGTCATCCTTCTTGGAAGATGAATCATAGACTTTCAATTCTTTTTCGGCTTCTTTCAACTTCTTGGCGTTTTCTTTATAGGATTTCACCACAGCAGAATCTATTCCTTTGAAGTTCCCTGCGTCCATCAACTTCCTTTGAGACGAAGCGATTGAATCTAGTGCTTTCGTCGCATCTTCTTTTTGCTTTGTCCAAAAGGCTTTATCTGTTTTAGTCTCTACCTTTTTGCTGATCCCACTGCCTTGTAAAGACTTTATTTCCTTTTCTTTGGTGGAAAGCTGACCTTTTTTTGCTTTAAGTAACCATGCGTTTGGAGACCAGCCGTTATTTTCTTCTTGTTCTTTATCTACGAGTGATTGAAGCTCCGAAATTTCAGCTTTTAATGTATCGATATTACTTTGAAGGGAGATTATTTTTAACTCTTTAGGCTTTGATTTCTCTTCTGCTTCTTTTTGAATACTAAGAATTTCATCAACACGTTTTTGGGCAATTTTTAGTTCTTCTTCTGCTATTCTCTTTTCCTCTTGAATTTTTTGAATAACGGCGGCCTTTTGTCCACTAGGAGATTCAGCCTGTTCTTTGCTTGTTTTGTCAAGACGTGAATTTATGGAATTAAGTTTATTTTGGGCTAATACAAGATTGGTCTTTGCCCCAATTCTTTCTCTTCTATTTATTTCATTATTAATTTGTTTATTCAAAGAGAGATGATCCATAAGTTTCAATGTCTCAATATCCATATTGGAGAAGACGGTTGGCATTAGAGCTTGAAGTTGCTTATATGCTTTAACTTTGTCATATTGTGTTGAATTTTCATCCTGAACAATAGAAACTAGGCTATTTGTTTTATTTTTCAACTCGTCCAATTGTTGAGTTTGTTCCTCTACAACTTTATTATATCTCTTTTGTACCCTTTCTGCTTCAGTTTCAGCGGTAGCACACTTATAAACGGCATATCCAAGTCCAGCAAAAGCAGCTGCAGCTAATACATAAGGATTAGTTAACATTGCAGCAGCATTTTTTAGTTGTGCAATAGTTTGAGCTTTGAGAGCTTTTGTCAATAAGATTCGAGAAGATGTATTCTTTGCAATCATTGTTGCCTCAATAGCGTACAAGCCTTTCTTTAGGACTAAATCTGCGGCTTCAATAGCACGCTGTTTATTAACAAGCGCTGTCACTGTTACATAAGTTTGTTTAGCAGTACTTATAGCCAGAATACTTCCTTTATATCCAGCAAGAGCCGTCGTAACGACAACGATCAAAGCTCCTATATTTTTTAATGCTTCTTGAGCGCTTCCATCGGCAAAGGCTTCATTCATTGATTGTGCCGCACTGGATATCTCTTTCAAAATTTCCTGTCCTAACGGGCGAAGGGCTGCTGTTATATTATTACTAAGAAGCTTCATTTGATTCTCGGTTGATGAAGACATTTCTTTGAAAGCAGCTTCTGCTGCACCTGTTGCATTTTTCATTTGATCCAGATCGGACGCAGCACCTACTGCATTCTGTCCGGTTATCATTAGGGCGGCTTGTAAAGCTTCGTCAGTACCTAATAACTCTTTCATTTTTGTGGTACTTCCATTTGCTTCGTTATAGATGAGCTGTAATGCTTCTTGGAAAGAACGTCCGGAAAAGGCTGCATCACCTAAATGGTTAGCCGTTCCCATAATTGCCGCACGTATTTTAGTCATAGCTTCGGCTGTTGGAACTCCTTGTTTAGTTATTGATACGACAGCTGCTAGCACGTCTTCGATATCAATGCCAAAGGACGAGGCAATAGGAGCAGCTTGAGCAATACTCTTTCCAAGTTCTCCCATTGTAGTCTTACCAAACTTGGCTGTGGTAAATAACATATCAGAAACAGATTCTGCTTCGGAAGCTCCTTTTTTATACGCATTAAGAATTGTAGTGATAGCATCTGCCGAAGTAGCCGTTTCTGTAACGCCACCGATAGCAGCCTTAGCAGATACTTTTAGAATATTCATAGCATCCGCTCCATCATGTCCTGCAGATACAATCTGATATAGTGCTTTAGCTGATTCTACGGCTCCAACTGGAACCTCTCTAGTCATATCGATAGCACTATTCATGAAATCGGTAAGACTGCCTTTTATTCCGCTTGAAAGTGTTGCAACTTCTTTCATGCTTTGCTGGAACTGCTTTTCGAAGTTATATGCTTCTTTGGCTGCTTGAGTAAAAGCGATCCCCGCACTAATGCCAATCCCTCCGAATACATCAAAAGCGGTAATTTCACCGGCCATTGCCTTTATGATTCCCATCGCTTCTTGACGCCCGGAATATAGCCCTGAATTATCTATACCTGTAGCGAAATATAACGCACCATCTTTATTCTGAATACCCATATAGCATTTATTCTTAAAATATAAAGAGGAGGTAAAATTTGGCTATTTCGAGAAGAATAAGCATCTTTGCAGTGTTCTAAGACCAAGGAACGATTTTTATTTCAACGTATTAGGGAGTTGATTCGCCTACTATATCACAATATAGGCTATCAATTCCCTTTGCTACATAATCCTAATGCGTTGCAATAGATTATGTTCCTTGGTCGGAAAGAATAGGGGAGAGATAGCCTTTTTCTATAATATATAAATTACTATTCATTAGCGCCATGACCAAGGAAAATGAGAACGTATCTGTAGCGAATAAAAGGAACTACACAGAAGAAGAAATCAATGCTGCTTACAAGAAGGGCAAGGATGAAGGAAGAATTGAAGGGATGCTCGCTTATCAGAAAAGATTGATTGAGAATCTACAGCGGGATAATGCATCTCTCAATCAGAAGCTTCAGGAGATTAAAAAATAATCCCCCATATCTTCACAGATACAAGGGACTAGAAAACATACTCTAAACCAATTTAATAAAAAAACAGTTAACCTAATATATAAACACAATGGCAAATTACCTTATCGTTTGACCTTTCCAGCAATATCGTTATATTTCTTTATCCTGACTGTCTTACTAGGGTCATCAAAAGACGGAAGTTCTACCCACTCATAATCTCGTCCTTCAACATTTCCGTCTTCGTCAGTCATCTTATTACGCTGTCTCATCACAAATGAGTACTCCTGAAGTAATATCTCTATTAATCCATAGCTACTATCCAACGTTTGATTAAACGTTAATCCTAGAGCTTCCTTTGCAATAACTAAGAATCTACTTTGGTTATATCCTTCCAGCTTTGCAGATTCTTCCGAGCGGCTATTATCTCCGTCTCTCGTAGCGGGCTCACGTTCCGAAGCATCGTGATAGAGGTACAAAAAGGGTGGTACCCTATGCGATATATGATTGCATTGAATAATATGCGTATATCCTCCCATGTCGTATTGTCAATGAGGGCGTTTTTAAACCATGCCGGCGGATCACTTGGCTTGTTATGAATGCCCAGGCAAACGACATCGAGAAGTAGTCCTCCATATTTATTCATCAATTCTGGAAAATCAGCATTCAGCTCACCATCTTTAACAATCATTTTATCAATATCTTCTTTTTCAATTTCAAGGAGAAGTGGACGAATTCTAAACCATGTCCGGACAGTGATAGGCTTTATTACAATACAATCACCGGGATCCTTTCCTTTCGGAATAGAATCTCGGTTAGTAAAATCAAATGGAATCTTGACAGGCTGCTCCGTTACGGATTCCGATTCTTGCTGAAATAAGTTCTTTATACTCATAATTTCCTCAAGGAGCCTAGCCCGTTGTACTTCCAGGCAATACATTCAGTTATTCGCGACTAACTTTCAATACTTTCGGCTCCATTCTTCAAAAGTTTGCTCCTGCAGGCGGATTCGAACCGCCGGTATCTACATAACCAATGTAGCGCTTTTACCAACTAAGCTATACAGGAATCCAATTAGTTATTTCTTAGCTGCACTTGGAGCAGCTTCTCCGCCTTCGACATTCGCAGCATTCGCTGGGGCTTCTCCGCCTCCGGCAATAGTAACTACTTCGCGCATGAAAGCAGTCTGTCTCTTACCGTCTGCAGTAACAGCAGCTTGCATATATACACGAACAAGCAACAACTCTGCTTGCTCTGATCCGGGAGCCTGTGAAATCTTTGAGGCGATCTTGCCATTTACGATGGTATAAACGACCTTCTTACCGTCTTTAGGTAATGTTTCACACTGGAACGTTTTAGAGATAGAAGGAGTACTAAGAGGCTTTTTCCAGATATTTTTTCCTCCTGTTGTATCTACTTCACCGCCTGCCAGTTCTTTAAGGACTTCATTGGATGGAGTAGGGATGGAGAACTCAACATAATCTGTCGTATCTTTCACCAGTTCAACATAAAGGGGTTCTTCACTACCTTCTACTTCAATCTTCACTTCCTTGGGATCTGCAAAGTTAAATGCAACACTTCCTTTTGTCGGAAGAGGAAAATCTTTGAGGTCCGCTCCTGGAACACCGTCACCGACTGTTCCGAATTTAATTTTACCTACGCCCATAGCGATAGGTCTTACTTCTCCTGTCATAATTATTGATCTATTAAAATTTCTAATCTAATATTTGTACAAGCAAAGCCCTCTTTGAAGTCCGGCATTGGAACACTCCAGAGAACTGTCACTTCTTTACATGTACCGTCATTGCTATTGATTGAATCAAGCGATTTCCTTACCTTACGCCTAAGTTCCTTCATGCGCTGACGTCGGGGCATGCCGTTTTCATTCAAGGGGACAAAGATATTGACGTTAACAGGTACTTTATTAATGAAGTCGAGCTCATTCAATTGCAGGTGATTGATAACGATATGTTCATTAGTAACACCCGATTCCGATGCATCTTTGTAAATCATAACATTAGTTTTTGCAGTAATCACAGCATCGTAGACTATATCTACAGCGTCGAATTCATCCATAATCAAATCTTTCTAAAAACAGATTTCAATGTATCTCTTAGATATTTCTCACATTGCGTATTAGCTCCTGAAACTACTTCATACCCTTTAGCTTCTACGGATGCCGCGTATTCCATTCCTGCAACACCAACCAACACGTAACCACCGGAATGAGACAGAGATACTTCTTCTGCAAGCCTACGCCCTTTATACTTACCGGTTGTCTTATCAGTTCCTTTTTCACTTTCGGTAAAGTTCTCTGCAACCACTTTTCCGTTTTTCGCAATTATATATCCAATAGAGCTTCGAAGGTTACCTGTCTGGTCTTTATATGAACCACTCCGACGAGCCACTTCGATAAACTTTTCACCTCCAGCTTGCAGGAAAACAAGCATCTTGTCTTCCGCTTTGCTTTGAAAGTGTTCAAACCAACGTTCCATTTCATCAAAGGTGAATAGGGGAGTCATGCCGTTTCTCATACGTTAATAATTGAATGTGATTGATAAGGTTCCCAACAGATAAT